CTGCGCGACTATTTTAGGGTCTAACCTGTGTGCTTGAATAACTTTCACCCTGTCTTCAAAATCTTCAGCTCTCATTCCTGTCATACCCCAGCTGCAAATAGAGTAGATAACTCGCTGTACTTGCACTACAGACTCTGTAATGATTATCACATTACGTCTTACTAAAGGTTTTAATTCAAATCCAGCAGGGCAAAGATGAGCAGCAGCTAGAGCCATGGGTACAATTAATGTAGTCTTACCTACTCCTGGAGCACCTGCAACCACGTTGACACCAGTTGACATGAAGTTGTCAAATATATATTCAAAGACTGTAACCTTAGCTGCACCAGAGTGAGAAGCCATACCTAAACTTAAAGGATGCTCATCAATAGAAATTTCTATAGAGTTAACTGTGGTGTTCACCCACCCATTATCAATAGCCATTTTAAATATAGAACGATAAGTTATGCTGTGCGGGTTATCAATATCTCTGTCCCACTTTTTTCTTTGATTAGAAGCATCAAACTTATCAGAACCTGAACTCCATTCAGTCCATACCCTATACCCATTTTCTCCATAAGGTTTAAGAGCAGTGCCTACATTTACCCATGTTGTGTAATCATCAGCATCTACATATTTTAAAGCTTCTCTCAAATCATCAAATGTTTGGGCAGTCGCTATAGGTACTCCATTTTCTTCAGTTAATGTGTAATTAGAAGGTGCCCTAGCTCTATTTTTTATAAGCTCAGGTAACTCCGATGGTTGCGCAGGATTAGATTTGCTGAGAGGAGAAGCACCTCTCTTCCATTTGTACTCACCGCTAACTCCTAACGTAGGAGCTACACATATATAACCATGATGTTTTAAATCTAAACCTTTATCTAATGTTCCAGGATAAGAAAAGTTGTTATCAGCTTTAAAAATGCGATGCTCTCCTCCTCCCTGAGTCTGGGCTACGCATTCTGAGTGTAAAACCCCATGCTCAGCTTCTAACCGCGCTAGAGACTCCTGTCCTCCGTTCTGAGGATCAATATCTAACGCTATTAAACCTGAGTGTGCTAAACTTACTCCAATACCCGCATCAGGATCAGTAGACCACCACTGTTTTATAACTTCTGGGTCAATAGTAGAGTCAGTATGCCCATGAGGAGCAAGGTTAGCTTGAGGATGTTTTCCTGGTTTATGACCTGCTTCATTGTTAGGCCTACCGCAGCGACAGTCTCCATTTTCATCAACACTCCATACTGGAACAACATACCAACCTTTTTCAGCATACGCTAATGCAAAATCTAAAGTTGTGGGGGCAGCAGAGTCCACTGCCCATATGTGTTTAGGAGTCCTGACCATTTATGCTACTCCTTTAATTCTTTGATGAAAATTTTCTGTAATGACGTTCCAATATTTACCATTCTTTTTTACCAGCACAGTAGTAGGTGCTTCAGCATTTTTAACTAAGTAAGAAACTCTTTTGGCTTGAGCAGGTAAATTAACAGCTAATCTTCTAGCTCTAAAGAACTCATAATCTTTGTCTTTAGGTTTTTCAGTGTTTACAAACAAAGTAGCATTAACTCTTGCATTTTCAGGAGTACTGCATGTGTAAGTTACCATCATCAATGGGTGAGGACTGTTGCGAGTTTTTAAAGTTACAGCATTAACTTTATGTACATCAACTTCTAATAATGAGTTGTCTGCAGCTATGTCTCCTGTCATAGGGTCAATAGGTAGGATAGTAGTTAATCCTGGATAAAGCGTTCTAGGCTTCTTTTCATAAGGTTTTTGAGGAGTAGATGCATCAACTTCTTCTCCATTTTCCTTATAAAATGTCTCATACATATCTACGCCACCCAAACGTAACAGGTTACCTGCGTAGTCCAGCACTAAACAATTCTTTTTTGTTTCATGTAACCGAGTACCTCTACCTTGTATTTGTACCCAGAGTGAGGAAGATAAAGTTGGTCTCAAACAAACTATACAGTCTAAAGGAGGGAAATCAAACCCTGTTGTTATCATGTCTACAGAACATATAACTGAAATGGTTTTATCTTCTAACTGACGTAATACTTCTTCCCGCTCTTTTTGAGTCATACCGCCTGTAAGAACTGCAGACTTACGAGAAGTAGAGGTGTTTATCATGCGAGAAGTCCACTCAGCTGATTTAACTGTTGGGCAGTATACTGCTAAATGGTTACGGCTACCTGCTAATTTATCTAAAGAACTAACAACTTCTTTAAGCCATTCAAATGTCTGTGCCTCTGCAACTTCTTTTTGAACAAAGTCTCCACTAACAGAAACATTATCTACATTTAATTGAATATTAGTTTCAACCCCAACTAAAGGACATAGCCAACCATCTGCTACTGCTTTAGTTACCGTATAGTTATAAGCTAATGTGTCAAAGAAAAACTCATCTCCATCACCATATATAATACCGTTGTCCATTCTCCAGGGAGTGGCAGTCATAGCTACTCTTTTAGTGGAACTAAACCTACGGAGTATTTTTTCATACAAAGTAGGCTCCCCATAATTATGAGGAACCCTATGTGCTTCGTCTATGATGATCAGATCAGGAGCTGACATCTCTGCTAAAACTCCTGTTACGCTTTGTATGGTGCCAAACGTAACCAGCTCGTCAGTGTCCTTACGATTAAGCCCAGCGCATATTATTCCTGGCTCTTTACCTGAGTGGCTACGATAAGTTTCAGAGTTCTGTTTAACTAACTGCTGAACATGAGTTAAAATCCAAACTCTTTTATTTAAATTGCGATAAATTTCAGCTAATTCAGAAATTATTAAAGATTTACCAGTCCCAGTAGCCAGCTGTAAAACAGGGTTCTTACCCTGATATAAGTGAGCCATGGCAGACCAGACTGCCTCTTCTTGATATTTTCTTAATTGCCAAACCATGATGTCCTCCAGTTATGAGTTATAATTATACTATAGTGTTTATTTTTAAATAAAGCAAGGTGTAAAATTTTATCACCATTCTTTTTTAAATCCAGACTTTTCATTCTCTTCATAACCCTCAAAATATTCAGCTATCTCTTCTGGGGTCATATCAGATTTATCAATTTTATTTGAACTGTAAGTACCACCTACAAAATAATGCGGGATAGGTCTGCGCCCATAATAACTGTCAGCACTTCCTCGATCATGAGGAGAGCCATGTCTATGGCTCTCCTTACCTGCTACTATTGTGAATTTATGAGGCATTATAGAGTCTCCCATTGATTTTTAACTTTATATTTAATCTCAGTACAACCAGCATAGCCTTCACCAAAATCGTCTAGTGGTTCAAAACCTTCAAAATCACCCCAGATTTTACCAGCGTAATAAAGAATGCCATCATCGTCATACATACGAAAGTCAGACTCATTTTCTTTATTATCAATCTGACTGATAGAGAAATTATTCCTACCTTTAGCATTGGTACCAATATAATCTTTTTCAATTATCCAGTTATATCCCATAATCATCTCCTGTTAAACGCAGTAGTGGCCACGACGAGCGAAATAAGTGACGTCTGTTCCATTATCTAAACGTCTACAATAATCGCTCAACATAAACACAATTGCCCATCGTTTTGTAGACAATTGAGTGACCATGAAAATTGGATCGAAATCTGTTTGATTGTAAAGACTAAAATCTTGTGCTTCTTTTTCAGCAATATCAAATGCTCGTTCGTGAGAAGCATAGGTTTTAACGCCTGATTTATTCTCTTTAAGTCGGCTTTCAATGCTATCAACGACACCAGAAATAAAGTTGCCACTAACTTTGTGAATTCCAATCGGTGGTAAGTAAGTCATATCAATTTCTCCGTTATAAGTTATAAGTTATCCAATTACTATAGCTCATTCATTGATTAAAGTAAAGCTCTATTTAAAATTTATTTTCATGTAGCCATCTGGCTATTAGCAAAGCTTCTGCTCTATCTATGTGCTTTTTTAAATGTAACTCAGCATCAGGAAACATTTTAACTGCAAAAGCTCTACACATTTCTTTATCAGATGTTAAATTGAAATGTTTTTTCCATTTAGTCGG